ACTTCAACGATTGGAACAACGGGACGCGAGCCATCTTGTCTGACGTGACACCGTAGGTGTACTGCATCCATTTGCCAAACAGATAGCGCATTTTCTTTTCTTCTTGAATGGTTTGCGCTTGCCAATAGCCAGCTTTTTGTGGTGCGCGTGGATCAGAATAAAGTGCGACCTCTCCGCTGGCTGGATCTCCGTTGCGAAGGAACTGCCTGAACTCGCGGGTTGCGCGAGGACCTTCTGCTGTTCTTGCACCAAGAGTGCGCACAGTGCCATCAGGCAAAGCAAATCGCTGGTCAGCGATTGCTTTGATTGCGTTGCGGTTTCCGCCAGTTACACGCATAATCATGTCGCGCAACAACTCAACGCGTTTCTGTGCTTCGGCAAGAGTGTCCCAGTTGTAACCAGGAACCTTATCTACGCCTTTGAAATACTTTTCAAAATAGACGCGGCCTTTACCTTGATGCAGCCATCTTGCGGTTGAACCCAACGAAATGTCAACTCCATTCAACAATGCAAATGCAACTTCACGAACATCGGGTTCGGTTGACAATCCGACAATCTCATCGGCAATAGCACGTTCCCATTCCCGCGGCGACACATTTCGATCTACAACCTTTTGTACGCGGCCAACCACATAACTTGGTGTACCGTCACGAGTGATCGTTTCGTACGCCAAACCTGGTTTGCGGCCAATCATTGCATCAAGAACGCTTACACCATCGTCGTTGAGAATCGACTCAATTTCAACTTGACGGTTTAGCAACACTTCTTCAAGATCAAGCTTGTCCAACGCTTTCTGTATCCGCGAGGCAGTAACGTCGTCACCAGCTGCAATAGCGATATCGAGTTCGTCATTCAGTCTTCGCACAGTCAACAAATCGGCAGCAACTTGGCTTGCCTCATTTGCTTTAGGTATTACACGACCATAAATATCTTTATTGAGACGTCCAGTGATAATTTCCGAAACATAAGAAAATGGTCCGCGGAACTGTCCAGACATCGTTGTGCGCATAGCTTCATCTGCCACAACGCGAGTCGTGTAACGCAACCCAAACAAAACATTAGCCTTCCACAAACCCTGTGCGTTCAATGCCTTTTGACGCATGAAGTCTTTGAATTTTCCGGCCTCGTAAATACCTGGGAAACGACGTAGCGAATACATCATTTCAGACCACGGTTTGAACAGTTTTACAAGTTTGTCAATGTCTTCTGGATCAACAAGTGCAATATTGGAATTGAACAATTCCGATATGAGTGCCGGTCCCAAACCGTCGCCATCCAAATAAGGCAGCGGTACGGCATTCATCATGTCGTCGCCAACAAAAATGCGCAACTGGTCAAGATCGTCACGACGCCAACGCGATGCCCTATCAATAAAGGTTTGTAGGTCATTGGCAGCTTTGGACGCACCCATCTTTTTGACTATCGGCGCAAGTCGCTGTTGCAAAACTTCTTTTTCAAATCGACGGGCGAAAGCGAACAATCCTTGTTTTCTTATCGAAGCATCAGGTATTGAGGCGGTCTGCAAAAAGTCGCCCATGATTTTTGCTCGGTCATCAAACGGAACACGGAACAGTTGGAGTAGATCGTCAACATGGCGTGCGCCTTCGTCAAGATCATCGAGTGGAATAAACGGGGTGCGTGGAAGACTTGCGAAAATGTTGCTTTCACGAGAGGCGGCTTGTTTGATTCGGAAACCGGCTTCTGAAATAAGATTTCCTGACCAGCCTGGAAGTTGGCGCATGTAGTTCAAAGGATCTGGGTTGTATACGGCAACGTCCATCAATCGGGTTACTTCTTCTGGTGTGGTTGCTTTAGCCAAAAGAGTTGCAAGTTCTGGAGAACGACGCTTCAAAACGGTTGACCAAATCTTGTATGGGTTGCTTTCGGAAGCCAAATACAATGCCAAATTTTTCCATGATCCGCCGGCTTTGTATACTTCCCATTTGGTTGGGCTGGCAGATACGTGACTACCAGCTTCGACAAGCCCTGCGGTGGACGCAAATCCGCGAGCCGCAGCCAAATCTTCTGCATGGTTTTTGATGCGTCTGGCATCTTCTAGCAGTTCTACGGCTTGATTGGTGGGGATCTTATTCCCAGTTGTCTGATCCACCATTCTCATCTTGGATGGGCGCAATACGGCATGTGCGGTGTGGCGACCATAGCCACCGATGCGGGTTCCACCGTCATATTTGAGCGCGTCAACACCTTTTGAAAGAAGCCAATCGTTTACAATGTTTGTGTCAGGCTCTTTTACGTATACACCAGTTTGTATATAGGTGGATTTTTCTTTTAGTTTGATGCCGGCAATTTCGTCAATCTGCAAAGACAGTTTTGGTCCGCCAACACTTGACCGTCCAAAAACCAAGCGCACATTTTTTGCAGTCCCGATATCACCGAAGGACTGTAAAACGAATTGCGAAAAACCCCTGGTTCCCCTGAGATATAGTGCCGCATTCAAAACTTGCTGCAAATCAAATTGTTGTTCTGGGTCAATATTCGCAACAATAAACGCTGCAATTTGTTCTGCGTTATCTTCCCGCAACTGGCGAATTGGCGTAAAATTGCCAGCACCAATTTGTTCCTCAACAAGTTTTGACAATTTGCCAGACGGTACAGACGTTTTTGTAATTTCGTCAATGGTTTTACCATAAAACAATGTGAGCAATTCATCAAGTTGTTTTTTGGTATTTAGGTCTTTTGCAGAATCCGGAATCAAAACACGAGTTCTCGGATCTCGTTTGCCAATCGTCCACTCTTCATAAAGACTGTCAATTTTTTTTGTAATTCTTGTTCGAATTTCTGTCATTGCAAATGTGTCATACCCGACATTTGTCCGAAATCCATCGACAATAGCTTCCTGAATTTCTTCTTTGAGTGTTGGGAAATAGGTTGCCCAATTTTGGCGAAAATCTCGCGCATAGGGACTTGCGCTCAATTCAAACATGTTGTTATTTATTAGATTTATTGCGCTGATTCGATCTAGCGGCAAGTTGTATTCTTGAAGAAATTGATACATTGGCAAATTTTCAGCTAGCCGCGCAAATTCTTGAGCTGTTCTGTATTCCCCGTGAATAAAATGACTATCGACAAGAGACCTAATCATTTCGCGTGGCATTGGAAAACCGCGGTCCCACAACGCTTCCGCAAATTCAAGCGTTTCGTCATAGCCAACAATAAAATCTTTTGCAAATTCTTCAATTCCAAAAGGTTGATTTTGGCCGACGGTGATGTAAGGCAATTCGGTATCAACAATGTTCATTTCTGGGGTTAGTTCAAACTTGTAGACGCGGGCGACATTTTCTTCAACTGCGCCCAGCGGAAGTTCTGCGGTGCCGGTTCCAAGTTTGGCTTGTTCTTCTGGCGTCAATCCGATAATGCGGCTTTGTGGCGTGTAGCTGCTAGCCACATACGGGGCATCGGTTACATAGAGGCCAGCACCCAAAAGGTTGCCGTGATTGCGTGGATGCGCTGGATCATCAAGATCCAAAAAGTTTTCTTTTACAATTCCTGGTGATACGTCATCGCCGCTGTAGACAATGTTTGGTTTTGGTTGCAGCATGTCGATTGCGTCATCGCTCAAACCTTGTGCCTGTTCAATAAGTTGTTTGGCTTTACCTGCATCACGCCATAATTCAGGATCAACAATGACGCCTTTTTTGGCAAGCTTGGCCAACTGCCGTGTCGTTGCCGGTGCTGTTGGCAAGTCGGCTACTACACCAATGCCTTTGTAGTAGTCGGCAATCGAAATCCAGGAAGCTGGATCACCATAGATTTGGAATGCAGCGTCAGTAAGACCGCTAATAAGGCTATGAAGATCATCGCCAGCTTGCACAACACCCCACTCGACAAGGGGTGATGCGGCAACGCGACCAATGGTAGCGGTCTGTCCATAGAGGGTGGGACGCAAATATTCTTCGAGTTTGTTTTTGTTTTGCATTGTTTCCCCTGTGATGAAGAATCCTTCGCCACCAGGGGAGTATTGGAATTGTCCTTCGCCGCCTTCGAATTCGCGTGAACGCCAACGTTGCATTCCATATTGGGCATACGTGGTATTGGAAAAGATGCCAAGTGCGCGTTCTTTCCAGGATGCTTGCGATTTTTCAACGGCTCCTGGCGTGTTGAATTCGTCAACGTTGGCTTCAAGAATTGGGCCGAAGATTCCTGTCATTACCAAGTTTTCAATTATTTCAATCGGCATCATTAGGAGGCCAGTTGCTTCTCGAATGGTTGGTTTGAACCATTCGTCGTATAGCCATTGACCCAAAATTTCGCTGCGTGTTACGGCATAGCCAAGTACATCTTCACTCCATTCCGGTGTAAGACGATCAGCCACCCAGCGTCCACCGTTGAATACTGGTTTGCCAACGTTTTCACGCAAATAGACGAAAGGGTGGCGAATGAGACCGGATGCGTCAGATGCCATGCGTCCAACAAGTTGGTTGGTTGGCGCATTGCTAAATTCGAGTTGCCAACTCATTGAACCGGTTCCGGCACCTGCAGCTTTGGACCACATGCCAACTTTGTCAATGTTGATTACTGGTGTTTGTCCAGCAATCCACACGTTTGGGCGAACAATATCTCGGTCTGCTTCTTGTGCCCATCGTTTGTAGGCGTCTTGTGTTGCGCGATAGTCAAGGCGTTTCTGTTCAAGTGACGCATCATTTTTGGGTGTCGTCAACGCTAGAACGGGTCTTGTTTCACCGGATGGTGTTGGGTATCTTGTGCCTGGGGTTGGACCTTGCCCTGGTTGATTCCAAGTGATTTTTTGGCCTGACTCGGCCTGCATCGCTTGGTTGATTTCGTCAAGAGTTTTGTAATACTTCCCTTTGAAAAGGATGCCCTTATCTTCTTGCGGGTTCGGCTGTACGTCAGACACGGCGCAACCTCAATGGTGCTGTTTTCTTCCGTATGTACCACTGACGCGATTTGTGGATTGTGTTACCGGTGCGCATCGTTTCACGTGCAATTTGTTCACCAACTTTAGGCAAAAGATCGGCGTTACCGAAAAGCACGAGGGTTGTGACGATCTCCGGATTTACCCAGGGGTATTGGGCGTATGCGCGACCAAGTTGTTCTGCTTGTTCTTCGGTTGCGTTTTCGAAGTGTTGCTTCATGCGATCCAATTTGCGTTGGTGCTGTTGCAACTGTAATTCGGTTTTTGTTAGATCGGCCAGCATTACTGTCCTTCAAGGGATACAAGCAATGCGTAAAGGTTTGGGTTTGGGTAGCGGGCGTAGATGGCACGTACGCGTTCGGTGAGATCTTCACGTGAGGCAATTTGTGGTGTTGCTTGTAGTGGTACGCCAGCTTGGACACTGTTCATTCCTGGCCCAAAATCTGCTCCGGCGGTGATTGGTTCTTGTGGGCGTGCGGTTGGTGCAGTCAACGAACCTGGTGCGTTTGGTGTGACTTGACGTGCTGCTTGTTGTGCAGCCTGTTGGGTGGGTGCGGCTCCAGTTGGAACGGTGCTAGTGCGACGCTTTTGCTGCGTTGCTTCTCCGTAGGTTTGTCCTTTGAATTGTGGCTGAACCATTGTTTATCCCCCTAGTTGAGCTAATAGTTGTTCTAATTGCGGTGGGCCTTGTGGTGCTTGAACTGGTGCTTGTGCGCCCATCCCTGGCATTGCAAGTCCTGGCATTGTTTCTGGTGAACCTTCTGGCATTTCTTGTGCTTGACGTTCGCGTGCGCGTTGGTCGGTTCGTGATACTGCTTCGAACAATGGTACATCTTGTTCGATAACGAGACGTGTCAGGTAGGCAAGATCTTCTGGTTGGTATGGCCCTTGCGGGTTGGCTGCCTGCTGTTGGATGGATTGGAGAAGTGCATCTTCTACGCCTTCTGCGATGATGCGATCATGTTCGAAGTCTGGGTCTGAGATAAGTGGGTCGGCTTCGCGTGCGGATTCTTTGGACATCAATCCGACACCTAAACGTTGACCCAATCCGATGATGAGATTGTTTACGTCTGTTCCTGATGCCGAGTATGCGACGTAGTGGAAGTCGGTTTGCCACACTTTGTTCGGTGTGTAGGTTTCTTGTCCGACGGATGATCGGGATGGGATGAAGAAAAACTTTTGTTGGTCACCCCAATACGCTTTCTCTACTGCTATCGCAATCTTGTCTTCGTGTAGGAGTGAGTTGGCGAATACTTCTTGTGCTTCTTGTACACGGTAGTCAACGGTTGCTGAGAGGACTGCTTCGCCTCGACGTCCGGTGCGAATGTTGGTTGCGGATTCGCCACCGAACTCGGCTGGGATTGCGCCTTCCAATCGTTCTTGGCGTTCCAAACGATCCAACGCAGTATCGGTTTTATATCCTGGGTTGAGTTGCAACTGTTGGATGTCGCCACCTTTGACGACGCCGAGGATGCCTGATTTGCCGTCAGCCAACTGCATGATTTCTGGGTTTTCGCCTGGGCGGGCAACAAGATATTCTTCAGGGAAGATGCCGCGCTCGATGGCGATTTCGGTCAATGCTTGCAAACGGGCACGCGTGTAGTACATGCCGAGTACGCCATCGAATTGGCCGCGTGGTTTGTCGAGTGTGATGCGCTGGGGTACGACTGCGAGTGGCATACCGGTGCGATTCGGGATTGCTTCGAGGAGGATTGCTTCTAAGCCTGCTCGTTCTGATTGGGTGAGTTCAGGGTTGTCTTCGGCACCCAACACGATGAGTTGCATTGAGTCTTCGCAAACGTATTCGAGGAGTGTGTAGCGGGAGTCGGAGTCAACTCGTCCGAAACGCAACTGGTTGGCAACCAACTCCCCATAGTTCTTCAGCAGGTATGAGGCGGTGACGCGGCTGGTGAAGATGCAGTTTTCTGGGACGACATCATCTTCGTCCATTGGTGCAGCGAACGTGTCCAATGGGTTGCGTACGACCCATTTTGGGGTGAGGGTTGCGAAGTCGGGTTTGATGAATACTGGTGATTGGGAGTAGGCGAGGAGGTGGCGGGCACGGCGACGCAGTTTCATCTGCATACGGTTCTCATCCCAGAACGACATCAACGCTTTTTTGCGCATTCGCGCATACTTCTTGGCGTTCTCCGAACCTTCTTTGACTGGTGGGAAGAATGGTGATGGCATGGTGCTGGAGACACGCATGGACATCTGATCGAGTCCTTGTACGAGTAGGTTGGCGACGTTCGTTTTTGCGTTCTTGTCCAACTCGTTGAGTGGGACTACGACATCACCGTTGGCAAGGTCGCGTACGCGACGCATTTGCTCATGTACGGGACCTGCAGCGAGTCTTCGCTGATGGTACAGCTCAACGATATCTTCTAAGGAACGCAAGGGTTACATGCTCCCGCGACGAAGACCGCCTCCACGCATCCACGACTTCATTCCTTCAAGCAGTGAGCGTGTACCGAACTCTGCGGTACGACCAGAAAGTTTGTCGCCTTTTGCTGGACCCATTGCCATCACTCCGCGCGAAGGATACTTAGCCTGATTTTTTACATAGGCTCGTTCACCAGCGTTGATGGCTTTGATTTTCATGCTCAGGTCGCGTTGTTCGCTGCGACTCAATGGCAAACTTTCACCAGGTCTAATGCCTGCTTTACGATTTGCCATTACGGTATTTTCCAAGTTTGCTCGGCGGTTTGATTGTCTTACCCATTCAGCATCATCACCGATTGGTGGCTGATTCATTGCAGGTTTCTTGGTTGCGCGCTTCTTAGCCATAGTGTCTTTCAGGGTAGCACATCATATCCAAGATGGACGCCACAGTTTCGGTGGGCGACGCACCGGACCAAGCTGAGGCATATGCAACTCGGCAAACCAATGCGCCATCACCAAGTCGGTACCGTTCTTCTTGTTCCGAGTCCACGACGACATCTCCTCAATGAACGCCAACGTCTTCCAGTTCTCCCGCATCGTCGGCAGGCGAACCTGACCAGCCCGCCACAACGGTGGCAGCAACGCTTCCACACCCAAATTCTCGTCTAGTTTGTTCCTAGAGGTTGTATGCGGAACGACGAGAACACCGTGAAGGGCCTGCCATTTACGGACGAAATCGTGGGCAAGCAAGAAACGTTGAGCAGCGTTCACTTCCACAATCCAGTGGGAGATCGGGTAGCCCATCTCGAACGACCTGTTTTGCCAAACCTCCATTATTCCGCCGTACTCACGCGAGCCGGTGTCATACCCCAATAGTTCCTCAGCTGTCAACTTAGTACGCTCCACATCCACGAGGTAGCGGAGGTTTGTGTTGGGTTGGAATAGCCACCATTGAACAGCCCAAAAGTTCGTAGGGCTAGGGTCCACCGAAGCAATCGAGATGATTGGTGGTTCTAAGCCTCCTGGGATGTATCCAGGTTTCCTATCCCCATCGATACACCCTGGGTATAGCACCCCGTCGTTGCCCATGCCACCTGTTGCCCAGACTCGTTCAATCAGGTATTGGCCTTGTGCTAAATCTTCTTGCTGATAAATCACCTGGAATTTCGCTGGGGTGGAATGTTTCAGATACGACAAGTCTTTCCATGACAACCTGTATGGGTCGAGGAGTGGGCCGTTGGGCCACGGTGGGGCAGTCGTCTTACGGGAATCCCTACCGGTGTCCAATTCTTCGTAGTATGCCCTATAGACGAAATGGGTGTATTTGGATTTCTTTTCTGGTTCCTTGAGGTCCGAAACGTCCGTGACATCGGAACCGTCGTATGCGTCAGGGTCCTCCTCGTAAGTGACTTTGGAGAGACAATGGGCATAGAGATCACCTGGCCCCAAACGTTGCCCGATGACAGCGAGCAAGCCACCTGGATCGACACGTGCTTCAGCTACGGTGTCCCACCGTTCCAAAAGTTTGTCACGAGCGACAGACTCTTTGGCGTTCTCTGGGGTTGCAACGTCATCAAACAAACAGAGATCGGCACGATGACCGATGAACTCTGAATCAATACCGTACGAAGACACCGTAGGTTCCTTGTTATCCAACCCCGATAAGTCTTCTTGTTCAACGATGAACTCCTCGGCACGCCACAATGCACCAGAAGATGACGGTTTGAAGCGTCCGTAGTCGATGGAGAGGCAGGCTTCAGCGTTGATAGCCAACCCTTTCTCAATCAAAATAGGGTCGGGGCTAAGCGGAAACGGTCGCTCCAACGTTTCGCGGATACGACGGCTGTACATCTTCGCCAACGTTTGTGTAGCCGATCCGATAAGTACACGAATCTTGCGATTCCGCACAATCATCCACACCGCAAAATCGTGAAACAGCGTTGATTTACCTGCACCTGGGGGACAGTTGATGCAAATAAACTCTTTTTCTGGTGATTCCAACATTTTTACGATCTTGTACGCGGCATCCACCTGCCATGCAGACGGAACACGCCCCAAGTACCGTTTGCGAAAGTAATCAAAATCATCCCAACCACGTTGCGCCTCCGGAGAAAGACGGTCATACGGGATAACAGGAGGCAAATCTGCGACATCCATCGCATGTTTCCACGCATCAGCCTGAACACCACCCTCCTTCTTGCGAACCTGCCCCTTCTCCACCTCCGCTAAAGCAATCTCAGCTTTCGCCTTTCGACGTTTCGCCTCCCATTTTGAGGCAGTGTTCACATGGATGCCGGCAACACCGGCGGCGTCTTGTATTGACATCCCTGATGCGCGGGATTGCCAGTAGCGGGCTACGTCTTGTGGCGGAATCTGCCGTCGCCCTGATCTACCTGCTGGCATGAGTGTGATAAACTCTACACGCCGGTTCATCGTACCGTACTTCGGGTGTTGTTACGGGTCCTCCTTGACGGTGAACCGGCAACTACTTGCAAACCTCACAACACCTGCTACACTCAACACGTCACGTCGAGAGACGCACAACAAACCCCAAGAATACGGACCCTAAACGAGTAGATTCCTCCACGCAAACAACTGCCTGGGAAGCATCGCTAGATCGCATGGGATTAGTGGCCTGAAAAGGGGACCGTAGATTGTCGCCTTCTTTCGGTATCAAGACAGACGGGTTCAGGCGTAAAACAGAACTTGGGGGGGCTAAAAAACCTTGTGGCCCCAAACAGCCCAACATCACGCTCAGCGTGATACGACACCAACCCCAACCACCGGAGGAAAGGGGTACGAAGATACCAATGTTGAACCATGACCCATACCCCAGAGGGCACAGAGACGAGGCCCCGACCTCGACCCCACCCCCCGCGGCCCCCCGCCTCCCTCCCTGCAAACTCTTGCAAGCACCCCGCAAACAAAAATGACCACACAGAAAACACCTAATACAACTCCACACCCCCCGATGCCGCGGCACACTACCGGTGAGGATCTAACTACGGTGGGTGGCCGGCAATAGGTGGTGGTGGTCGATGGTGCCGGCTGCTGCGGATCATTGCAGCTGCGGCTAGTGGGCTGCACGTGGGTGGCATTGGCAACGAATGAGGGAGCGCCGGCGGTGGGTATGGGCGCGGATGTCGCGCCTAGTTGGGTTGGTGGTTGTGTTTGTGTTCGGCCTCCACTATCCTACTGTTAGGAGGTTCGTTTATGTCCGGTGATCTGTTCGCTATGTGGATGGTGGCCAACGTTGCCGCGTTGGTGATCTACTGTTGGGCGCGGTATGTCATGTACTGGCGTCCGCGTCCGCGGAGGGAGCTGCGCCGGCATCCTGGCGCGGCTGCGCGTCCGGTGCTTGACAAGGTTCTAGGCATCAAGTAGTTTCATATTAGGTAATAACACACTGCATAGGAGGTAGTGACATGGCAACGAAGATATCCAACACACTGCGCGAGGAGGCGCGCGAGGAGCTGCGGCAGTTATTGGACGGAGATCGTCCGCAAGTACTGACGCTGCTGCGTCACGTCTCATCGTCCGGAATGTCCCGCGACATCTCGCTATTCATCATCGATGGCGACGGAGATCTACGGAATATCACGTACACTGCCGCGGCTGCGTTGGGCGAATCGTGCAAGGATAAGCACGGCCATAACGTCATCCGCGTGCATGGCTGCGGAATGGATATGGGTTTTCATATCGTGTATAACCTGTCCTCCGTACTGTTCGCCGGCCAGGATCGTGCCGGCTACGTCATCTCCCATAGGTGGATTTAGTCATGGCCGCGAATGACGTCACGGTAACGCGCATAGCTCCATCGGGAGCGCTGCAGCTATCGGCCTTAGTGATCGATAAGAATCCCGCCGGTAATCCATGGGGCAGCGCGTTTTTTCATCGCGTTACCTATATGGGCTATACGCGACGGGAGGCCATTGCAGCATTCTTAGACAGTCTGCAACGCGACGGGCTGCGAATCGTGGAGGAGGCGCAAGTATGACTGGCGCGGAGGTATGCGAGACATGCGGCGCGGAGGTGGCCGGCGACGATGCCGGCTACCTCATGGCGGAGGTGATCTGTCCGCAGTGTTTCGCGGCCACATTCCACGATGCCGGCTGCACGATATCAGTCTGCGAAGACTGCCTACTAGCTGCTAATGGATGGGAGGAGATCTGCCGCGATGCCGGCCACGAATCCCGCTACATGGCAGCTATGGCGCTCCACGGAGCGCAGCCGGAGGCATTCATCAATGCAGCCGGCGAGGTACCTCAGTCATTCGGCAAGGATCCTTGCGGATTCTGCGGTGGCACACTATGGGGGAGCCGCTATGAGGCGCAGCTACATGAGGTGACGCGATGACTGGCCACGTGACGCGAGGCATTGCCACCACATTGGTGGCCTTGACATTCATCGCAGCATTGGCAGATCTCACGCTACGCGATGCCATCGCAGCCGGCGCGATGATCTTCCCATTCGCATTCCTAATAGGTAAGTACGTAATTCGCAATTCATAACAACAACACAACAATATGGAGGTAGTAATGAGCAAGGTAACGGCAACGATGGATGTCTATACGCTCGACGAGCTAACGGACTCCGCTAAGTATCAGGCCACGGAGCTGCTATGCCGCGACGCATGGGAGTCTCTCGATAGCGATATCATCGCGGAATCGGTAGCGGGATCATTCGCATGGCACGCGTCAGGTAGTGACTGCGGAGTAATGTCCGCTAAGGATCTCAAAAAACAGTATGGGATCTCAATTACCTGGTCAGTGTCCTATTCGCAGTCGGATCATGCCGGTATCGATGGAACACTGTCACGGAGCGATGCACCTAACCTGGCATGGCCGGACGGTATCCACACACTGCGGATAACGTCGGGACGCATGGGATGGTCCTACTGCACCGATGTCTACGGGATCGATGAGGATGGTAGCGAGGGTAGTCACGTTTATGACGCTAAGCTCCGTGAGGCTGCCGACGAATTCGTGCATGATCTATGCCGCATGATCTACCGATGGTGCCGCGATGAGGTGGAGGCCATGACTTGCGCGGAATATGTACTGCAGTGTTATCAGGATTATGGGCTGCAGCGCCGATTCCGTGAGGATGGATCATATGCGCCAGGATCATTCTGGCGTGACGCCACGGAGGTGCCGGCATGACTACGGAGCAGATCCTCACGCATGACGACGATCATGCGCGTCAACGTGGATCAGTCGATGGGACCAATAACGCTATTGGCACCATTGAGATCGATCCGATGAGCTATCAGGACGCAATAACCTGGATCAGTCACTACGAGAATGGCGAATTGGGGGACCATTACGCGTTACCGGAGCCGCTATCTGGCCAATGGGCCGGCGAGAGTCTGATCGAGATGGGCATGGGCGACTGGGATGATGAGATGCTCAACCAGTACGAAGATTCGTATCTCGAAGCATGGCTAGACACATACCTGGCCCATGCACGTAGCGTGATCGAGGCCGCAGCATGACTGAGATCATCGATCTAGGTATCGCGCATGGCCGGCAGTACGCGGACGAATATTGGCAAGTATGGCCGGCGGACTATAACGATGCAGTCGAATGGTGCAAGGCTGCCGATGCCGGCACGCTGCACGAATTCGGGCTGCCGGATGAGGCCGATGACGTTATGGGATTCCATCCCGATCTGAACACTGCCGGATGGTCATGGAGTGAGCTTGCGGACTACCAGGGCGCATGGCAACAAGGTCTATACGCCAGGTTCACGGAGCTATGCCGCGACGTGATAGCACGCGAGGTGGCATGACTGAACAGCTGCCATTCGAATCCTGGCTGCCGGTACCGCGAGCGAGACAGTCTGATCCATCTACCTCCCACGATGGAGTTCGGGCTGTCTCGCTACGTGCCGGCACGCAAGCGGCACGCCTAGCGCGTGCTTACCGCGATGCCGGAGAGCTAACAGACGATGAGGCTGGTCAGATCGCGGGACTACGCGATGCCGGCTATTGGAAACGATGTAGCGATCTTCGTCGCGCCGGCATCATAGAACCCACCGGCGAGACAAGGCCAGGACGCAGCGGAGAGCAGCAGCGTATATGCCGGCTCACTCCGTTTGGCGTGATCCTTGCAGCGGACCTATGATCCGGAGGCTCCGGCGACTACGCACCGCGATGCTGTTGCGAGAGGTAGCGAAGATCAAACGTCCGGCTCGTATCGTATGGGCCGCGAAGCGGGCTGATGGCAAGTATTGGATGGGTCCGTGGCATTTGCGGGGTAACGCATTCACGACGCACGAGCTGAGAGCATATAGATGGGGGACGCGGGCAGCTTGCGAGTCTGCAATTCTGTGTGATGGGTTACTCGATGCTGAACCCGTGCCGATGGAATTTGTTTCTCCGCAACGCCGCTAAGATTTATTGGCGGCCTGCCGAGAGTTCCCTTTCTCCTCTTGGTGGGCCGCTTCCATCTCGACGCGTTTACCGGAATGTTTCTTCGGGTTGTAGCACGTAGGTGGCACCGACGTGTTGACGTGCAGCGTTACCGCATTGCCGCAGTTAGGGCAGACGAATCGAGTCTTCATTTCTGTTTCCCCTTTTTCTTTTGCCAGCGGTCCTCAGCTGACGTGAGTTTGCCCATCCGATACAGGTGGCAGCGGCATGGGCAGGTGTCGTGGATGTGTTGCGGTAACGGTGTCAACGCTTTTTCGACGGTGCCACAGTGATCGCATCCCCATTCAGAAGGGTTCTTCATCCAATGTCTTGTGTGTTGGTGTTTCTGGCTGGTCGGATGTGACTTCCCAGAGTTGGGCGTCATCGAACTTGGCTGCGCGTGATACGAGCCAAACGGTTTTGGTTTCACCTTTCTTGTTGGTGACTTCTACTTTGTCGCCTGGTTCTCCGTTGTGTCGGATTTTGACACCCCATTCACCGGACTTCAGTTTGTACCATGATGCTGACATTATTCATCTCCTCGTTGTTGTATTAGGTTGCTGATTTTGTTTCCGTATTCCGCTACGAGAGCTTCGAGTTGGGCGACTTTGCGTAACAGGTCACGCTTGTCCTCTCTCAACTGGTCTACGTCTCGTTGCAGATCATTTATCCATGCGCTGTAAAAGATTGAATCATTGTCGGTCATACGATCACACTGTTCACTGGTAGGGATGGGGCTTTGCCGTCGCGTCGGTATCTGTAGCGGCGGAGACTGCGACGATTGGCCGCAGTTTTGCCACCCCAAATCCCGTAATCGATACGGTTATTCATAGCGAAGTCTAAGCATTGTTGTTTCACGGGACACTGATTGCAGAACTTGGTGGCTATCAGAATCTTGGTGTTCACTTGTTGTTCTGGGAAGAAGTCAACACCGGAGTCCCGACAGTACGCCTGCTGCTGCCATTCCATGTCGTTGTCTTCAAGGTGGAATGAGGCGAGGATTTCCATTTCAGCCTTTGATAGACCACGGTTGCCAACCTGCATCATTTTCTCGAAGTGAGTAGTCATAGATTGCTTTGGCTGCTTTCAGGTTTGTGTATGGGTCAAAGAGTTCGTTGCATCCAACATAATTCAGGACGCCGATGGTTTGCAAGTATCCGTTTGGATACCAGCGTGTACCTAAACACCAGCTGCGATCATTCACTTGGGTGAGGCCCATGTCGGAGGAGCCGTCTTTGTTGAGGGTGGTGTTGTGTTGGTCTGGTAGGCAACGGGACTCGCGCCACATCACGTAGTCGAGGGTGGGGAGGAGGTCGAGGGTCCAGCCTGCTTCGATGGCGAGGGGCCACCATTGGGGGCAGAGGGCGTCGGATGGCACCGGCACCGTGGTTGTGGTGGTCTCAGGCGCAATAGGAAGCGTTATGAGCGTCGTTACAGGGGTGGGGGTAGGGAGGGAGGGGGTGGTTTCCTCAGCCCCTCTGAATGCGAGGAGGGCGAGGGCGGTTGAGGTTATGGCAAGGAACCTGGGTATCCATTCCATTGGTAGCACCTTTCAGTTAGGGGGAGGTGAGCAGGGTCGCAATGTCAGCGAACTCGGACAGTGACATCAACACTATCCCATCCGTAGTCCACAATATCACGATAAATCAATTTCCCATCTTGCTTTCGCAGCCAAACTTTGTTCTTTATTTCTTTTTCTGGTCGAATTGGTCCAAGACTGACCATCATTGATTACTGCCAGCTTCCAGCCAGAAGCCCTATAAATCGTGCCCGCATGGACTTCTGTATCTTGATAACTAATCAAGCCCAACAAATCTGGGAACTTTTTGCGGATCATCTTGCGCATAATTCCAAGCATTCGAGTTGCAGTATTTTTGGGAGCCGATGAATTGATTGCAAATCTACGAAGTTCTAACAACTGTTGACCATTTTTCAATCTATTTGCCGCAACCGGAGATGACCAAATTGCCACCGCAAAAAGATTGCCGTCAAACCTTGCACCGTAACAAACGTAATGTTTATTACGAACAACGTTTGACCAGTGAATTTGTGGCAAACGGCTGTGCCATTCTGAATTCAACTTGCAGGCAGTATGAACATCTATTTGCTCTATTGAAAACTGGAGCGGCGAGGTCGGAGTTGCACCGCCATCTTCCAACTGGAGTGTTGGTTGTTCTGCTGTTGAACTATCGCCGCATACAGTCATTATTGAACCAAACTAACCAAATCTGAGAACTCGTCCAAATCCATCAAAACAATGCCTTTTGTAGTCCCATCCGGCATCGCCACCATTATGAAAGGACGTATATCGCCCAACGCTTTCGCGGCATCAGACTGTGCTTTCGCCAACTGGAAACGCGTAGCAATCGGACCGACTTGCGCGCCTGCTTTGATCTCGGTACGAAAATAGCCACCCCAGTTCTCCTCGTGGCGGGTAAGGTGACCACCCAACCCCAACTTTTTACGGGCGCGACGAGCTTTCGAATCTCCTTTCGTTCGATTGCGACGACCGCGAGCAGACGGATCGCCACATCCTCGGACACGTCGGCGTCCCTGTCGGTCGGGTCTACCCAAAGTGCCAAACAGAGGACATCCCGCCACGGAGCATTTCTCTCGATTGCCTTGACAATCTCCTTTGCGCTCATCGGTCACTTCATTGCCTCGATAGCGGTAATGATTCGGTTCGCATCACCTTTGCTGAGATGCTCAATCTTCTTCAAGTCAGGGTTGTTCAGAATCTCCTGGCACTTCTCCAACTTGTCGGTGTACGACGCCAACCCTTTACCGGACAGTGAGGCACGGATCATGCCCAACTGTGCTTTGGTTGCAGGCTCATCAGGGTTTTTGATTTGTGGTGTCTCCGGTGTCGCCTTCGGGAACGCCTCATACACCTGCTCCAAGAACTCTGACACCTGCGTTTTGGCGGCCTCCACCTTTTCGGTGGTGGTGTTTGGTGTCAACGTTTTGAATGCGTCACGCAACTTCGGGGCATCCGAATCCTTCAACTCGTTGAGATCAACACCAGCTTGCTTGGCTACCTCTTGTGGGTCTACGCCTTTCTTGGCGCAGGCTTCACGGAACTTGGTGACGAAATCGGCGGTCAACTTCTCAGGTTGCTTCGGCTGTTCGGCGCGGGCAACCTTCTCCATCTCCTCACGGCTGGGACGTGGAGCGGTCTTCGATTGGAAGATGAAGTTGGCCAAAGCCCTCCCGATGGCGGATGTCTCTGCGTTTTCTACGTGCGATGTCTTATTCACCGGCGACAGGTCACGTACTTCTTCTGCGTAGCCTGTGGCGACGGGGCGTGGGTCGGAGATGTCTTTGTAAATCTCCGCACGGAACACCACCTTGTTGTCGTCGTAGTGGTGGATGGCGGTGAACACTTGTCCGTTCGGGTACTGTGCCCAGAACTTCGCTAAGCGTGTCTCCACTGTCTCATAGTTATCAAGGTTGAATCTCATTGTTTTCCTCCATTTGTTTGTTGGTTTCTCTTTTTATTTCGACTGCGATATCTGGCAGGTTCTCTTTGATGTACGCCCAAGCAAGCCGGTTGCGTAACAACATGCGCCTGTTGGACAGCATTTGGGAATGCTTGCCACCGTTGTGATACCAGCGGTTACGTGCTTCCTTCGAGGTCATTTGCGATCCTTTGCGACACGGAACGTGCGAACCGTGGTCGTCTTCTTGAACTTGTCAAACAACGCTGGGTGTGCAGCCTTGAATGCTTTGCTGTCGAATGATTCGCGGGTGGAGGATTTCCAGGAGCATACGAGTTCGTCTTGGATGAGACCGTACTCGGCGTCACCTAACACGTTGCAGAGTTCTGCTTTGAGTAGGTCCTCGGTGGTTTCCAGTTGTTCCCGTTGCGTTTTGATTGCAAGGTAGTTCTCCAATGTGTCCAATGCGGACATCGGCAACTCGATCTCTTTGCTCGGCTGAGCATTTGAGTGAATCTCTTGGACGTGCCGGTATTCCAACACTGCATCATCGGGCATCATCCCCATGTCAATGCACGCCAGGAACTTGCGGCAGGCATCAATGTGTGCCTGCTTCTCGTCGCTGGACACAGCTTGGATGTGGAAGTGCAGGTCAAGGGTGGAGTCGAAGATGACCCACGTGATCTCTGGGACGCCCGTGCAGATGGCCTGCTGAACGCCTTGCCAATACCAGTAGTCGGGCAGTTCACCACGCCAAATCTTGTTCGTCGTCTTCTGCTCAAATACGCGTCCGTCTGCACTCATTGAGTCGATGGTGGCGATGAGGCGTACGCCTGGTTCGTCGTAGCAGTAGAGGATGTCTGGTTCTGTTAGCGAATGTCCTAACAGTTTGGCTGCCCAGTCACGGATGGGGGCTTCGAGGGTTGTGCCGCGAAGCATCGCACTGTTCGCCTCTTTCGGTTCCGGTGCCGTATCGGATAGCAGTTCGACTGCGAGATCGGTGACTGAGATGAACGGGTGTTGGCCGTGGACTGCTGCTGCTGCTGAGGCTGCGATGCGGGCTTCGCCGTTGTCGTTCTTCCAGCGGACATCAAGCCAAGCTTGTGACCCGTGTTCGGGTTTGTTGATTTGGGTAAGCATTCCTGTCTCCTTGTGTTAGGTATTGCTTTGAGGTTATAGGTGGGGTGTTACAAAGTCAAGTCACAAATCTGGGGTGCCAAGAACCACGACTTTTTGTACCATCCCTGTCGGAATGTGGGTGACCATCCCTACGGTGTCCATTTCCGGTTCCTCATCAGGGCAATAGGAGCAGGTTACGGACACATAGTTTTCGAGCAGGTCGGGCCATAGCCACCCGACGGAGACGACGTGTTGGGCTTTCGCTTTGTAGTCCTTCGTGTTGATCCAACCGTTCGCTGAGTCAAACGCGTCAATCCAATGTACGGCCACCAGCGACCAGGGGCATGGGCTTACCATTTCTCTGCCTTCCTTTCTTGACAGAACACCGGTGCATGGAACGTTATCCCGTTCGTTGGTGTCACCACAGCCAACGCCTGCTGGGGTGGCTCGAATGAGAAGTTGTTGATGAACGCATACTCGTCGTACCCTTTCATCGACCCGTTGATAACAAGCTGTTGGGATGGCATGTATTGGTGCCAATGTCCGAGCCACAACGTTGAGAAGTTCTCGTTCGTGGTGAGGTACCGTTGGGCTTTGCGGGCACGCAGACGCATGATCGGCGGGTAGATGCCACCGATGCCACCGCCACCGGAAGTCTGGTCACCGTGCGTCAACAGATGCCCCCAGTCGTACACCTTGATGAGAACATCGGTGCCTTCTGGGATGTCGAAGGTTACGCGTTTGTCTTTGCTGAAATGCTTCTCCACCATTTTGGCGAGTAGCCAATCAAAGTTGGTTTTGACTCGGAGTTTGGCTCGTGGTTTGCGGGACATGCGCCCGTGGTTGCCGACGACGGAAGCGACGTGGACTTTGCCGAACTCGTCAGCCAACAGATCGATGGAGGCCGCTATCTGTTCGGACCAGTAGAGCAGGGAGCCGAGCATCGTGTCCTCGTTCGTTTGAGCCAGCTCCTCGTGGATGTCTCCTGAGAAGATGTCGCCACCCAACATGAGTACGCATCCGTCGTAGGTGACACCGGCAAGGTAATGCCTGGATACTTTGACGACGTTCGTTCCCCACTTGTGCAACCGTCGCGTAGCGATATCACGGTTGTATGCGTTCAGTCCCTCAACTTCTTCGGGTATGACCACCTCATCGAAGTGGGTGTCTGAGAGCATGACCATGAGGGTGGCTGCGGATGTTTTGGGTTTCGTTGGGGACAACCATTTCGGTGGTTCCAGTTCGGCTGCCTCGGCAGCAGAGACAACGGAGAGGGCACGGTTCGCTGCATCCAACTGTTCTTTTACTCGTGACAGTTCGGAGGTGGCGAGGTCGCGTTCCCTTCGCATCTTGATTACTTCGGCTCGAACAAGGGTTTCCTGTTCTTCGTTGATGTCGTTACGCAGCGTCATTGTCGCCTCCATGTTTGCGGATGTATTCCCGTCTCATCTCTGAGATTGTTCCTTTGCCGATGTGGATGTCGCGCCGTTGAAGGGCACGAACCAACGCCATCTGGCTGATACGCACATCAAGCATCGCTTCAATGAACTCTTTGTAATCCTGCTTGGTGAGCTTCTCTTTGATCTCATCCATCTTGTTGCGACGTACCGGATTGGAGTCGGATTTCACTTCGTCCATCAGGCCCATGTTTCCCCCGTTTTGAACATACGGGACAACTCCAGTTCGGTGTTGCGAATGTATTTGCGGGCCATCGCCAAACAGCCGAGATACCCTGCGGCATCAATCGTGTTATCGGGGTGGTCCATCCCGTTATCTATTTCGTGGACGAGGCGTGACAGTTTGACGCACAGCATGAACAGGATGCCGTCTTCGGTGGTCATCACATCTTCGCCTTTCATTGCGTTGAAGATGGAGACCGTTCGTGAATAATCTTCGAACGGGTGACTGTATGCCTGTTGGCGGTCACCGGTAATCAGCTCATGTGCTTTGGTCAGAACCTCCGCGCCGAGTGTTGGGTCGTGCATTTGATTTCCCCTTTATGAGTTGCTCAATTTTGTTGATGAGATTCCACAGATCGTCTTGATCTCCGACCCCTGGATATACCTTCCTAAGAAACTTTGCTAGTTCCTTCAACTCCATCTTGGTGAATTGCTCGCCCATTGTCAAGGATTCCCTCCGTAACGTGGAACTCTAGGTGGTTCGAGAGCCGTTCGTCAACCCGATCCACCTTGTCCTCTACCCGCTGTTGGGACTTGCGTAATACTTGGAGGAGACCGACGACTACCTGATGGTCGGTATGGTTCTCCCTACGGAATTGTTGGATGATGGCGACGATAATGCCGCCGACTGCTGTTACTGCCGCAGCGATGATGAGTGCGGCATTGGCATCCACGTCACGCCTCGGGCGCAGGACGTGTAGCAAGCCACTGTTTTACGGCTTCTGGGGTGGCATCACCGGCTACATAGCGCAGGTGCCACGGTTCGCTTTGGAGTTCCCATGAGAAGCCGAAGCGTTGAGCGTTCTTCAGCATCCAGTTGAGGCGGGCACCACTCGCATTAGCGATGTCGATGGCGATGCCGAGGTTATGGTTGGAGGTCCCTGGCACCGCCATTGGTGCCATACCCTTCTTCAGGTACCACGCTTTGCCTTTGTAGATGCGCGGCTTTTGTTTGAGGAGCTTTTTGTTCGGGTTGTCCGTGTGCCTTTGGTAGAACCCGTATTCTTGGGTTTCGAGGCTGCGGTACGTGTCCGCTTGGCTGGTTGGGGAGAGGTCGATGCCTTCGGCGTTGGCGGCTGCGTCCATTGCTTCGTATGCGTCAGCCGCACAATGATGGAGTTTGCCTTTGCCTTCAATGCCGCGAAGAAGTTCTGGACCGAGTTCACCAGGTTTTACCCCTTTCAGGTGAGAACACAGAGTTACTTTGACGATTGGGAGTTGGGTTGCCACGCGTTTAGGCTTTCTTGCCGAACGCTTCCGCGATTTCTTCACTCGTCAACTCTCCGTCAGTAGAAGCAGCAGCAAGCTTTTGGATTACTTGGATGACAGCCATGAATCCTGCGAGCAGGGCAGACTTGGCTACCGATACACCGATCACGGCTCCACCGGTGACAGCTGGGAGGGCATTGGCAAGAAAGAGGGAGAACAGTCGTTGCCCCAAGTCAAGGAACTTGGCGACGGTCTTGTTTGCTACTTCCATGAATCTACTCACTGTCTTCCCCTATCGTGAAGGTCAATACTGAGTGTAGCACCAGTGCTACTCCTGTGATCCAGAGGGCTTGACGCAGAGTGGGGCCTGAGAGGGTAATAAGTACCATGCCGGTGCCTGCGAGAGTCCACGAATTCTCGGTGATGTAGGAGAGGAGCTTCTTCATTATCGTCGAATCCTAGTTGATGCCCCTGCTGCTGCGGTCATAAGAGTGCCCGCAGTAACAGCGATGAGGGTGCGGCGTTGGGATACCGGAATCTTGGAGTCCACAGGAATGTAGGTGTCTAGCCCCGATTTGTAGATGTCTACTTCTTCTTCGAATGCTTCTCTGATTTCGGTTGGTGCGTTCTGGACAGCGGCTACTAGGGCGGCGACCTGTTCCTCATCCAACTCCTCGACCTCTAGGGCAGCGAACACTTCGGTTGCCTGGTCGGGTTCTAGCGATACCAAAAGTTGTGCTATTTGGGAACTATCGGTGTCGCTGTTGAGGGTAACCTGTGGGAGTGGCGTATTTTCTGGCTCTGTGGTTGTCGATAGGACTGGTGCTGTTGTTGGCACTGGGGTGGTTGTCGTTTCTGGGACGGATGTTGTCGGAGGAACCGTTGTGCGAACCGTCGTCGTGCTGCTGTGAGTCGTCGTCGTTGAAGGCTCAACGGTTGTTGAAGGAGGAATCGTTGTTGTCGGGGGAAGCGTTGTCGTCGTCTCAGGAACGGTTGTCGTAGTTGTTGTTGGCGGGGGTGGTGCCTCCGTCGTAGGTGGGATATAGACCGTTGTTGTCGTCGTTGTTGTGGTGGTTGTTGGCGGTTCAGTCGTCGTTGTCGTTGACTCAGTAGTTGTGGTGACGAGTTCCGTTGTCGTCGTCACAAGTTCCGTCGTCGTAGTCACAAGCTCCGTCGTCGTAGTCGTAGTTTCCGGAGTGTCAGTCCAGAACCATTCCTCCGGAACAGGCAACCAGCCAACCCCCGTATAGTGCAACAAGGTTGCGTGTGCCCCACCACCGTTCTCGTAATACCAAGCAAGCAACTGCTTCGGTTCACCATCAGAGAAGTCAACGTCAGCGGTTTGCCCGCAACCGCCACCACGGTCATACCAATCGTTGATAACCACCTCAGAATCTAAGATGAGTTTGAAGCCGTCATCTGATGCGGCACACAGGTAATAGGTTTGCTGGTCTGGTGGTAGCAGCCAGCCAGTCCAACGCACCACCACATCCTCTGTGACGTTGCTACCGAGGATCGGGCCGCCTCCCCACGCGTATTCGATGTTTGGGGATGTCCCTTCGTCAACTACCGGTGTGATCGGTGGGAGTGGGGGTGCTGCGTTGTATTGGTTGTTTTGTCCTGTCCGATTGTCGTAGACGGTGTAGGTGAGTCCGTTGGTTACATCCGCTTTAGCAGTTGACGTAAGTGCAAGTAGCGCGGCGGGTGCAAATATCAGCCAGCGGAGGCGGCGACCCATGATGTCGTATCCTCATCCCAGCGGTATTGTCCCCCGTCGGTTGGATACGCCACGGGTGCTTCCCAGCGGCACGTTGATTCGTTCAATATCCACGAGGCATAAGGTTGTGGTGCGATGAACGCGTCACGCGCAACATCGTACGTGTAGCCGATGCCCGCGTAGTTCTTGCGGAAGTTTCCGTTGTAGGAGGTTTGTTTCCAGTTGGTGCCGAGTCCGAGTCCTGCGAGGAAGTCAATGCCTTGCTGTTCGTTGGCGGGTGCAGGATCAGGTGCGTCGTTATTGGAAACCGAGAGGACTCGAAGCACCACATTGTTTTCGTCTAGTTCTGCAAAGTATGCCATTGTTTTTTCCTTACGCCCATCCTATGGAGCCTGTGCTATTGAATACGTAAATATGATACCCACCCGAAGTTGTTAGTGTTCCGCCAGTAAGTGTTTGTGCTGGTGGGGTTGAGTCTGGATATCGCAAAATAACCACACCGCTGTCTCCGCTTGTCCGTCCCGCTCCAGCACCACCACCAAGATTTGCACCGTTGTTGCCCAATCCATTTGCGCCAAGAACGCTCGTGTAACTTCCAGTTTCGTCGCTTGCTTTTCCACGACCTCCGCCGCCACGATATGTGGCGGTTCCAGTTATTGACGATTGAACACCGTTGCCACCCGCACCAGTTGTATAAACGGTGCCATTGAGTGATGGCGCTCCACCAGCAGCAGCCGCTCCACCACCACCAGCACCAATGCGAGCATTGTTGCCTGTGTTGATTGCATTGCCACCGGCAAATCCCTGTCCGGTGGTTCCAGCACCTCCGCTGTTATCGGCACCGTTGGCATTTCCGCCACCAGCACCCGAACCACCGCTCTGACCAGTTGATTGACTTCCGTATCCACCGCCAGTTGAAGTGATTGTTGTAAGACCAGTGCCAGACAATGACGAGTTAGAGCCGTTAGCTTCGCCCGTTCCACCGGCACCTACGGTGATCGTGTAAGTGACGCCTGCGGTTGGCACAAATCTGCTTTCGGCAGATGCGCCACCGCCAGAGTTTTCTCCGCTAATGGATGAACGGTATCCGCCAGCACCGCCACCACCACACCTGTCATTGTTGTTGCCACCACCACCAGCAAGAACCAACCACTCAACCTGGCTTGGAACATAAACTGGGGCACGCCAAGCGTTACCGAACCATTTGCCTACAAGCGTTGAAGGTCGAGTACGGGCACCTGAACGGCTCATGCTATTACCAAACTTCCCGTGTCATTGAAAGTATGGATCGTATAGTTGCCCGAAGTGGTAATGGTGCCGCCAGTAACAGACGCAATTCTAGAAGTTGCCAAATCCGCAGTCAGATAGCGAACAATAATAACACCCTTTCCGCCATTGCCACCAAGCGGAGTGCTTGCCGAACCGTCATTGTTTCTTGCCCCACCACCACCGCCACCAGTATTTGCCGTGCCAGCAGTCGCATTATTTTGCCCGATAGAACCGTTACCACCACCGCCAGTTCCACCAGAACCAGCAGATGTGTAATGACCACCACCGCCACCACCAGCACGAGTGACTGCTGAACCAGTAATGCTTGAAGAAACACCTACGCCGCCAACTCCACCGCTTGCGCCAGCATTGCCACCAACTGCTCCAGCACCACCTCCACCACCACCACCGAAACCAGGATTTGTATTACTTCCTTGACCGCCTGCATAACCTTGACCCGTAGTACCAGTTCCAACTGAAGTCAAGTTATTTACACCGTGCGCACCGCCACCAGAACCACCATTTCCGCCCGTGTAGCCGTTATATGAACCTCCACGACCACCGCCCGACGAAGTAATTGTTGTGTAGTTGTCGCCAGAAATCGAACTATCCGAACCTGCTGCGCCAGCAGCACCAGTTTCACCTGTTTTCCCTGCTCCTCCTGCACCAACGGTTATTGTGTGGGTTCCGGCACCAACAAACAATGATGCTTCAGCAGAAGCACCACCACCAGAAGTTTCCCCGCTTACATTTGTGCGATAACCACCAGCACCACCACCTGCTCCAGCAGATGCACCGCCACCACCGCCACCCGCAATAACCAGATATTCAACGGATAAAGGTGCAGGACCTAATGCGCTACCAAACCACTGACCGACAAGTGTTGAAGGTCGTTCTCGCTCACCGAAACGCAAAGTCATATGACGAGCCTACGAAATGCGGTTGACGTAACCGCCAATCGAGATGACGTTTGCCGTAGCAGCAAACGCACGAACATTCACAGCCGCAGAACCAGTGCCCGTCAATAGCAACCCAGGGACCACAAGAACCAAACCAGATTCGGCAGCAATGGTCAACTCAATCAAATCGTCAGGGGCACTGACACCGCCAAACTCAATCGTCAACTTGCGGGCAGTCGTATCCGAGTTCACCGCATACAACCAAATCTCGTCAATGATGCTTGACGAAGTACCAGTCGCATGAATCAAAGTGCCAGCCGTCGCAGTCTGGGCAACCTTGACCATTCGCCCAGTTGTTGATTCGCTGAGTTTTACTTTTGTATAAGTTGCCATTGTTGCTCCTAACTAAAAATCTGTACGGGTAAAACAATCTGGTCGGTGTCACCCGACGAAAGTGCCGTCGCCCACTTTACACCAGCCGACTCCGAAGAATCAGCCGTCAACACCGTATCGTTCGCACCCACCCCAACACGCACCACATCGGTACCGTTGAACACCACAACGTCACCCTTCGTCGTGTAGCGCGACGCAAGGAAGTTGGCCTCATCCGCATCATCAGCAGAGAACACCGGATAAATCGTCGCACCCGACGAATGCGATTGAGCAGTCGTATCATCCTGCCCACGAGTCAGGGTCAGGGTAGACCCAGAGATCGTGGCGAGACACTTCTCCTCACTCGAAGTCCCAGGACTAATCACCACAAAGAACGGGACAGCAGCCGTAGAAGGCCAACCCGTAGTTGCCGCAATAGTAATCGACGTATCACCAGACGCCAAAGCGTTAGTGATCGTCGTCTGAGCTGCTGCGCCCTTATATTGTCTACGAGTTACTGCTGGCATTAGGACCTCATCTTACACTACGCATCACCACAATAGCAGTACCCTCAAAATCGTTGTCCCAATGGGTAGTCACAATCTGACGGGCCTGCCACTGGATGTTCTCCACGACCACCGAGAACGTGTTCGCGTTCTCCTGATACGTCACGATCCTGGGGGTATCCACCAAGTCGCGGAGCAACGCCATCTCATTGTCCACATCCTGCCAATACTCACGCCCATTGATATTCAACTTGTGATGCATCAAGATTGGGACGGAGAAGATTTGGCTGCGCAATGGAGCTGCGTACGCCCTAGCCATCCAACGAGTCAACGTCGGACCCGTCGTAGCAGTCGCCTGGGTAAGGGTCAGTTTGATCTCAGCCTCAAAGATACGTTCCTCCAACCCATCAAACGTCTTCTCTTTCGCCCCAGCCGTATTGAACACAGGGAAACTGTCATAATCCCCACCATCCGAAGCAATCGACATCGTGATAGACCCAACCAGCGGAAGGGTTCGAACATCAAGCTTCGGTACGAACTTGGCGTCAGGGACACCCCAACGGTAGATACCGGAAGTGAGGTAGCCGGAGGACACCAGGTTCGTGGCATGGGGGGTAAAGACGCCGACCCCAGACACGGTGAACAGCGGCTTGTTGTTGAACTCGTGGATAGAAACAATCGTCCCCTGGGCAGTAGCCATCAAATCGGATGCGTATGCGGGCTGGTTCGTAGAGATGAACACGGAGATGTCCATGCGCCCGATACCTGTGGAAGTGGAGTCGTAGTTCGACCATGCGAAGTAGATGTATTTGCCGATACCTGCGAACGTGTTGACTCCGCCACCAATCTCAATCAGCGGTCCGATGACAAGGTTTCCGTCGCCGTCCGTGGAGCAGAAACGGAACCCTGTCGTGGTACCCAGCACGATGTAACCGAGGTAGCCGTAGATCGAGGTAATGATTTCGCCTTGCGGGAGTTCGGCGGCAGCCGTAGGAATATCAAGGGAAGTGCCGTCTGCCTTGATTTGCGTTTTGTAGACGAGGCTGATGTTGCCTGAATAGCCTGCCGCATAGATGTGGGTTTGACCAGCAGCGAAACCAATCCAAGCCCAGTTTGTGCTCGGATGCGTATAGAGCGCACCAGGGTTGTTCGCCGTTGAACCAGCGGGAGTCGTGATGTTCCAAATCTTGCGTTTATCCGCACCCTGACCAGCCACCATGAGGCGACCCTTGACATACGCCATAAGCCCAGCCTCAATACCTGTGATGTATGCAGAGGAAGCACCAGTACCAGCGTTCGTCTGATCGATGTCACCGTTGGCATACGAATAGAACACGTTGTAGCCGTCAGAGGTGAGACTGTAAATGTTGGATGCAGCCGTACCAGTCACCGTGGTAACCGTTGAGAAGTCAGTCGTATATTTGATGTTCTGCCCATCCGACCCATACAGTCGCCCATCAGCAGTTGTCGCATACAGGTTCGTACCCGAAGTCGGATACACGTTCGTCGTATCAGAAAGAAGACTCAGGCGACCCTTCTCCCAAACATCCACACCCTTCGACTCATGGAAACGGAACGCCTCAGAATCCGACGCATCCGAATACTCCTGCCCAGCCCCATAATGCCAAGACGACTGGCTACGACGCCACAAACCCTGCGGGTTGATAGCACCCTCACCAGGCTCAGTTGACTGGTCAACCGAATCACGAACACGCGCATCATACTGACGAGTGAACTGATTACTCGCCATATCCAACATGTACGGGCGACCATTGATCGCCACCGGAAACACATCAGGAACAAGCTGCGACGCACCAGTACCCGTATAGAACGATGGCGCAGGAAAGAACGCCGTCGTGAACTCGGCCAAAGAAGCCATCGGCTACTTCCTAAACTGGATAGGGTACTGAGCCTTCAAACGGCCAGCCTCAGCCGTGATACGTTCACGACGCAAACGCAACAAGTTCGCCACCGAATCACGCGACGAACCAGGAGGCACCTCATCCGAACGACGAGTATCACCCTGCGACTCGATAAACGAACGCTTGATCTCACGACCAGCCATCATTCGAATAATCACACCAAGCTCAACCAAATCGTCACACGTAGAAGGTAACCCGCAGAACGAGGTCAAATCCGAAGACTCGCTCGTAGCACGAGTGAACGGCGACTTGTAGCGGACACGCAACGTGCCAGCCATACATTCCTCATCGAACACGATGGCGATACCTGACGCAAAATCGCTCGTCGGCAAATCACGTTGCAGACGCACCCCACGCACCACCGGATAATCGTCCGACGTGTAACGCAAACGAACATCAATCAACTCCAACACGTTCGTTGCGCTCGTCAAATTGATTTGGCGATCAGACCCGTTATAGGTGATGTCTAATGCGGTGACTTTGAACAGTCCGTTCGCCGTAGAGGAAAGGTCATCGATGTCTGCGTTGAGCGCATCAAGCATCTGTCCTCTCGGAAAGCGCGGATTGAGCGTAGCCAATACGTTGGCTGAGTGAGCCGCAGGGGTCGTTCCGTTGAATCCTCGTTCCACCGTAAGCGTCTTCGTAGCCGTGTTCGCTTCCCAAACGTAGAAAAGTTCGGACTCCAACTCGAATACAGAACCAGGGCGAAACCCGCCAAGATCGTAAGACAACACAACACTCGTCGCACTATCGTTGATGCTCGCAGCAAGTTTGTTACGCTCCTCGACGGTCCCCGACAACAGTTGCCGCGACGCACGATTCAGGATCGCCGCCGCAGTTGTCATTAGTAAATATAACCCCCGTAACCTGGGAATGAACCTGCTTGTGCTTTAGCCGAGGTCTTACGGGTACGCTTACCCTTCTTGGCTTTAGGACCAGCCTTGATTTGGCTTGTCGGCTTCTTGGAAGACTTCTTCACTTCTTTTTCTTCTTCCCAGACTTCATCTTCTTGCCGGTGCGCTTAGCTTCGGCTTTTGCCATAGCCATACCTTTAGCGGTGTATGCGTATTCCTTCTTGCCGACCTTTGGCATAAATGCTCCTGTCTAGTGGTTTGACTTACAGATATTACTCTAACAGTCCCACTTGCGTAGAGCGAGAGCCTTTCGTGTTGGGCGACCTTTCTTGTCTTTCATTGGCCCAGGCATTCCGGACATGCGGGCACAGAATGATCGGCGTCGAGCCGCAGCCTTCGGGGAACGTTTTGCTTGCGCAGCTGACACGGGAGGTTTCAGGTTCATGCCTTGCGCACGAGCCGACGCACGACCCTTAGCGTTCAACCCGCCCTTCGGGTCCTTGCCCTCTTTGCGTTGCCACGCAGGAGTCTTAGCCACGACGAGACGCCCACGCGTTATCAACAAGGTTCGGGTATGGGCGACCAGCTTTGGCGGCACGTGCCTTCGCAGCAGACTTCTGCTTAGGGGACAACGACTTCGACTTCTTCTTCGGGTTCTTGGTATCCCAGAACGCTTTCTTCTTTTTCACAGTGCTTCTCCTATCACGTTTCCGTTCTCAAACACTACTTGATAAATGTTCTCCGGTACCACATACTCCTGCCCTGGGAGGTAGGTGAAGTCTTTGCCGTTGATGCTGCCTGTGACCTTGCGTTTGACTCGCATCGGCATACTGATTTTGGCGTCATCCCAAACAGGGTCGGTGAGTAGCCCGCCGACGGGGAGGGCGTCAGCCAACTGGCGGGCAGCGTTATCCCACGACCACACCTTCGTTTTGGTGATCCTCTGTTTGGCTTGCTTCTTGTAGTTTGCATGACTTGAAAATAAGGTTCTCATAGCGTCAGCCAAATCATCAGGATCGGACTCATCCCACAGGCCACCGAACATCGATGGGGACTGTCCGTGGGGAATGACGATGGATGCCAGGTCTGCGAACTCTGCTTGCCCAGATGAGGCGTTGATAATCGTTGGGATACCCATAGCCATCGCCTGCAACGGCATCAACCCAAATCCTTCACCTCTCGTGGCTGCGATATAGCAGTCGGCGTCATTGAAGAATTTGACGGTTTCTTCTTGGGTGAACCATTTCCTGTGCATGAACACGTTGTCCGGCAACGTAAGCGGCGGAACACCATGCGCTTCAGGGTTCGGTTTCAAGTGCAGTTCGGCATCCAGGTCGGCACGTTTGAACGCCTCCAACACGATGTCCAACCCTTTACGCAACCACTGGGAGCCACCGGCATGGAACCTGAACCGTTTATTCTCAGGGCGAGGCGTAGCTTTCCACACCGAATGATCGACCCCCAACGGCACCTTCTTCACGTTCTTGTGATGCCGAGAAAACAGTTCAAGATTGTGGTCGCACGGAACGAGTATCTGATCGTAGAACTCCATCCACCGTACGAACCTGGGGTTCAGTTCGGTTGATTCCCACATCGTAAAACAGGTGCGATGCTGACCTTTATAAACCCCTTTGATTTGATACGGCTGCAACATGTTCACCATCACATCGGCATGTTCATGCAACGTGATGTCGTCGGGAACATGTTTGATGAACGCATCCCACATCGCCCCATAGCCGTACCGTGGGTCGGCAAACCCCAACCAAGACTGATAGTTCAATCAGCAATCTTTTCTAGTTTCGCAGACCCATCAATCTTCATCGGTTGCCCACCCGTTTGACGTATCCGCTTATAGGCATCCAAATCCTTATCCAATGCCCGTTCCTTTGAGTTGAGTTGCGCAACATTGTGACGTGTCGGCATCGCAGTACCGGACATACGCACATGCGAAATACGGCAAGCGAAACAACCTTCAACGTTCAGGTCCGGATGAGTCTCCCTATGTTTCATATTCCCCTACGAAATGTATGCGCCGTAACCTGCCGCAGTAAGACTAGCAACCTCATCAGCAGACACTTCGTTCTCCGACCCACCCCAATACACTTTTGCAATCGTCGTAATATCGTTCGGTTCGTTCTCCGTATAGGTGCCGTTTGTCAACAGGAACACGTTACGGCCACGAGGTTCAGCGTCATAATGTTTGAACAGGTTGTATGCCAACCTGACTTCCTGCGAATCGAACTCCTGCGGTGGAACACCCAACGCTACGAAGTCATCGGTTGGCGGTCTGAAGATACTCATGTGATGTAACTACCGTAGCCTGCCGCCACCAACTCGGCTTTCTCCTCAGCAGTCACAAAGTTCTTACTCCCACCCCAATACGTTTTCAACACAGGATCACGAGTCTCCGTACTCGTAAAGGTGCCATCCAACAGTTTGTAGACGTTCACCCCTGCAATCGTCGGGTCGGCGTATCGGAACAAACGACCAGCGATAGAGAAGTCATCTCGTTCGGCTGCCGGCACCTCGGTTGTGGAGGGCGTGTAGAAGATGAGCAGTTTGACGACGCTGCTGCTCGAAGTGCCCGAACCTGAACCCGTGGCGGTGCGACGATCCACTCTTGCGCCGATAGCGGACTGTGCGCCGACACCTGAGCCGGTAGCAGTACGGGGCGCAATATGCAGTCCTGCAGCCGACTGTGACCCCGTACCGCTACCAGACGCGCTACGAGGCGAGATATGCAACCCCGTGGCTGTCTGAGTACCCAACCCTGAACCTATCGCAATACGCGCCCTCGTAGCCTGCCCTGAAGCCGTTCCAGTACCAGTACCCGAACCCGTCGCCGTACGGAATACGACACGAACCCCAGACGCCGAACTGGACCCGATACCGGAACCTGACGCTGTGAACGCTCGAACACGAACCCAGGAGGCGGTACCTGAACCGGCACCTGAACCTGTTGCGGTCCGAGGTGCGATATGCAACCCGACAGCACCACCAGCAGTGGTGCCTTGACCACTGCCCGTAGCCGAACGGGGAACGACACGCTCACCCTCAGCAACCTGGGTACCCGCACCAGAACCGATTGCCGTACGTTTCGCCGTCAGCACAGTGACAGTCGATGATTCGCCTGTACCTGACCCTGACGCTGAACGTGGACTTACATGCAACCCTAACGCTGACTGTGATCCTGCACCTGAACCGGTGGCGGTACGGTCAACGACAACAAGCCCACGATAAAAACCCTGAGTCGCCTTGAACGGAGACGCAAAATAGATGACCTTACGAGGCGCATAATTTGGGACTTCCGCAAACTCACGGAACCCAGGCGTGTCAGTGAAACCGAACGTAAAGTCGGTTGCTCCAGTAGCCATTCGGCTACCTCACTTAGTCGAGACTAAGCGTGAGCGAAGTGATTTGGAACGTGTCACCAGCAGTGACAGCAGCCGACGACGACAACGCACCAGTCCACAAACAGTTACCGGCAGTGCTGTTATCCCAAGCCGACCAATGACTGTACGTTTCCGTTGCAGCCACATTCGTCCACTCCAACGTTGCAGAAGTGGAGATAGAACCAGACGAAGCAGCCGACCAAGACGCGGCCTTACGAGTCGTCTCCGTAGCGGCATTAGTTGTGCCATCTTCCCCAGCGTCCCCCGTATGCAACTTGATGTACACCGTTGAAGGTGCAGTCCACGAAGTAGTTCCCGTTAGGTGATCCAAAATCTTCAATTCAGCGTAATTAGAAATTGACATCAGTTACCTCGCAGACATGATAGCACGAAGCGGTGGCGCAGGTCGCAAGGGGACGGACGACCCGCGCCACCACATTCGGTGGCTGAACTAATTAGTTCGCGCCAATGCTTGACGACGACTCAATGCGACGCAGCGACGCTTCACGGAAGCGTGCGTAACCGCCGAGCCAGTACCAGCCGACAGGCTGGAAGCGGCTGAGAACGTCGACCACCGGACCGCGCACTACGCGTGGGAACGCACCATTGCCATCGACAATGGAGTGTGCCTTTGCGAGAGCCTGACGGCCACAGATGTGGGTGCAGTACGCATCCACAGTGCCCGTCGAGCCTGAGCCGTTCGAGGCGTTCTCGAAAATCTTCGCACGTGGCGTCTCAATGAAACGCACACCTTCGAAGGCTCCGACTTCACCGTTGTAGATGAGTGCTGGGTCGCTGTACACGTGCGGGTCACGCCACGAAGCAACACCGGTCTCACGACGGAGATCGTACGACACGTCAGGGTGAATGTAACCCATGTACATGCCGTTGAACGAAACGGCGTTTGCCTTGCGGAGAGCTGCAACGATCTTGCGAACGTCGTTTGCCTCGATGATGTCTTCGGCGGCGATTTCGGTGCGCGAAGTTGGGGTGGTGCTTCCGCCACCGCCGTACACCACGTTCGAGCCAGCGGCAAGAACGTCACGGATAACTCCGTCGATGGAGATACCGGCGTTGTAGCCAACGAGGTTGGCTGCTGCGGCATCCACGTCGAGGAACGAAGTTCCACGCAACTTGGCGGTGGTGTTCACGGCGTTGCCGTACTCGGCAAGCGTCACTTCCACCTGGCTGTCACCCATGACAACTGGGGTCACGTCGGTGTCCTCAGTCAAGGTGCTGGTCTTCTCCGACAGGTCGTTGAAGATCGTGAACTTCACGCTCGAACCTGGCATGGATTGGGCAACCGGCATCACGTCGGCAACCGCGTCGAACAAGAGTTCGCTGCGGAGTGCGAAGTACGCAATCCGATCAAATGCAACCTGGTCTGTGAGCAGGTCGCTCGTCTGTGTCTTTGTCATTGCTGTGGTTTCTTTCTCCCACAGCTTTCAGACTGCGGGACTAGAGGTTTTGTGCTTCCTGTCGGGCTTGAGCCAAAATCTGTAGAACCTCTTGTTCGCTACGAGCCTGATTGAGCTTGGCGTTCCAGTCGGCTACAGGTTCACTCGTCTCACCAGCCCGCTGTGCCCGCGAAATGCGGTTCCAAGCATCAACCTCGGATTTTGCTTTCGCATCATCCGCAGCCTTCTGGATAAGGTTCGCTTCCTGTGCTGCCGCCCTGATTGCTTCAGCCGAGATTTCACCGTCGTAACCCTTTACGAAATACTTGGCCATCGGATCATCCATTGGGATGCCCGCTTTCATAAACGCATTCTCGCGTTTGATGGCTTCCGCTTCCGCTAGTGCCTGCTTTGATTGCTGCAACTCTTTTTCAAGTTGCTTCATCCGTGCCCGCACTGGGTCTTTCGGTGTCTCGTCAGTATCGTCTTCGAACGAATCGTGGACATTAGACATTGGCTCACTCCTTCTACCCACACCACAGGGGAGGTCCTTGTGGCGGCTGTATCTTTTACGACAAGTTCACCATACCACACGCCTCCTTGTTTCTACAAGGGGTATCTATTGTGCGGTGCCGACACCCGTTTCAACGGTGCCTGATGTTGCACCGGTGGTGCGAGCGAACTGTCCGCCAGCTTGGAACTCTGCGAGGCGTTGACGTTGACGCGTCGCTATTTGTTCGGTGGCTTCAACGTTATATCCAAAGGCTGCACCGATCTTTTCTGCTTCAGTCAAAGCCTGTTCGCCAGCCATTTCGGTATAAAGACCACTCAAAAGATTGAGGCGTTGGAAGGCTTGGTTGGCTTCCTGTTCAGTGAATCCACGGGCAGCCAGCTCCTCAGCGGTCATTGCGCTGAGTTGGACACCACCCTGTTCGCGGCCACGGGCAGCAATTTGGGCTGCTTGGGCTTGCGCTTCAAGGATGGGGGTGGCACGTTCAGGATCAAGAAAGTAGGCGGCAAGGCCCGAATCATCGACATTGTATAAACGTTGCATTTGGCGTTTTACTTCTGGGTCGGCTTGGGCAACTTTCCGATATCCATTTTGAATCCTGGCTTGAAGTTCCGCTGGAGACACATCGCCGGCAATGAGATTCTGGAAGTCTTCGGTGCTGTCATAGAACTGTGCTGGTAGCCCGTTGGCTCGCAGAATGGTGCGATACGAGTTTTCTAATTCCAGGTATGAACCTGGGTCTAGTTCTGGAAGGTTCTTGCTGGCGCGTCGAGCATTGGCAGCAAATCGGGTTTGGTATTCCGGAGTATCCCTAATTGATTGAACCAGAGCATCGGGATTATTGAGATCTACTTCGCCGCGGGCATATACGTCATAGATGTAATTGGCAAGACTGGCCAATCCAAATCTGGCCAATACTGAAGAAATTGTGTTGCGGGCATCTGGGCGTGGTTCAAACGCTGTCGTGGTTGTGCCGGTTGTCGTCGTGGTTGTGCCGGTTGTCGTCGTAGTTGTGCCTGTGCCGGTTGGGGGAACTGGCAAACCAGTTGGGGGAACTGGCAAACCTCGATTGTCTGGGGGTGGCGGAACTTCGCCAGCCGGCACGGGAACAACATTGGTTACGGAACGAGCTTGCTCAACAGGGACCATCATCTGTTGTGTCGGATCATAAGTCAATTCAACGTTGCTCATTTACATCATCTTTCCGAAAGTTCTGGCAACACTCAACGCAATATTAGTTGCATCTTGATTGGCTTGTGGCGTGTACTGATAACCGAAGTTTGGATCAGTTCGCAACTTGCGTACCCATTCACTAACCGTCATGCGGCGCGGGTTCCCGTCTGGTCCTATCGAGTCAAGTGCCAAACGAAACTTTGAACTTGCAGAAAACAAGTCCACTTCGTCTTCGTTGACTCCAAGAATTTCTTGTGCCGCACGAACATACGGCGCGGCGATATCACGCAAACTTGAACCAGAATCGATCAGCTGCGACAAATGCGGATACAGAGATTTGGTTTCAGTGCGGTAACGTGCCTCTAAATCATCAACACCCAAAACACCAGTAGCAACAGCGTTGATATCCGAGTCGGTTGGTTTGATGTAATACTTCGCACCCAAAGCCACCACAGCATCGCGTTCTGCTCCGGCCATTGGCGCGGCACCAGGCTTGGCTTGCATGTTGATAAATTGCGTAAATACGTAATTGCGCAACTGGACTCCCTGCAGACCATTGCGTGCAGCACTTTGGGCAATCTGATTTACCTGAACATCAGTCAGGTTTCCGCGTCCGTATTCGTTGGTGATGGTTTCAACGTAGGTTTGAGTACGGGCATCTTTATCACCTTGACGCAACGCATCGAAAGCACGCTGGTTACCACTCGTAGTTTTGAAATAAGCCGTGCCCTGCAGTTCTGCAAGTAGGCGGTTCGGGTCATAATCTTGCAAAACCGCTTTTACAATCGTTGAACGAACATCCGCGCCAAAACCGCCACCGTCAGCATCCAAAAGATATGCGTATGCTGGGAACATTGTGCGAATCGTATTGATGGCCGATTCGGTGAGATCACCAGTTTCAAGTGATGAATATTCTTCGCGCAACTGTTTACGGTTTTCGGCAGTCGCCTCCAAACCACGGGCTTTCAACTGAGCGTCAACCCACGCCTTACGATCTTTGTTTTCTGCCATAGTTAGCCCAACAACTTTTCGAATACTTGCGCATATTGCGCGAACTTATATGCTTGCGCTTCGTCGGGGTTCTGTTGCTCGATCTGCTCTTGGCCAAATGTGGTTGGAGATGGAGCCTGAGTAACTGTTCCGCCTGCGGCAGCTTTTTGTTGGTAGCTGCGCTCAGACTGTTGATACGCATTTACCATACGATCAACTTGCTCTTGTGGGAGATCTCCGCGACCCAGTGTGTCCTGTGCTGCTTTGCGGAACACTGAACGCAAATCGGAAGGATTGGTGACACGGTATGTTGTCAACTGTCCAGAACCTGCGGACACTGGATTCGTTTGCCGGAACTGCAACAAAGCATCCCAAGTTTGACCAGTCAAATTTGCTTCGGCCATAAGTGCTGCGAATGCTGCGATTGGCTTAGTCAAAGGATCGCCTGGTTTATGTCGGTCAGTCAAATAGTTGGCTTTCTGTAATTTCACAATAATGTCAGCTTGTTTTTCTGGACCGTAAGTTGCGAGTTCGTAGTTATCGCCGTCATAGTATTTGGGTGGAACTTGTTGACCTGTGCGTGGGTCAACAGCTTGGAATCCTTCGTAACGCAAAATTCTGTTGGGGTCGGTTTTATCTACAACTCTTGTCCCTGGAACACCAAGAGCCGATAGGCGCATTTCGTTGGTGAACAAACTTGCGAAACGTGGATCGGCCAATAGGTTTTGCAAGTCCTGTTGGACTTGTGTATTGCCTGGGATAGCACCAGTGGACGCCGGTGGAACCGTCGTCGTTGGCGGGATCGTCGTCGTTGGAGACGGCGGCGGCTGCTGGTTCATTGGGCGCATTTCAGCCACCTGTCGTCACCTCCTGCGGAGTTTGCGTAGTTCTTGTAAGACTGTCGAGTTTTTCGGGCGTCAGACGCTCGAATTCTCTTGACAATAGATTATCCCATAGGTTTCGGAATGCGGGATTTTGTGTCACCAGTTTCTCGCCGTGCATGAAAAGCACTTCGCGTTCCAATACACCCCCGTTATTGGTTTTCCAACCATCCGGTGCTAGACGGGGATTGTTTTCTCGGATTGCGGCAATAACGCCATCTCGATACGAAAGGTAGTCGCGCAGGGTTGCCATAACCGGCTGGTTGGCAACCTGCGGGTCATTTGAGGCATCAATGATTTCTTCCATTTGGCGACTGATTTCGGCGTCACGTTCAGATGCGTAAAGGCTGGGGTTCCAATAGGGGTTGGATTTGCGGATTTCTGCGGCTTTTAGTGACAGGATTGCGCGTCCTGCTGGAGTGTTACGAACTTCGGCAGGAAGGTTTCTTTCGTAGCGACGGTAAATAATTCCACCCATGAGACCGTCGATTGATTGGGCCAGTTCCCGTGGTGGGAGGTAGGCGCGTTCATCAATGCGGCGTTGCAGGTCATAAACCTCGAAGTCGTAGTTGCCGGTCTTTTCAAAGAACAGGCCGGCTGACGCTGGATACTTTTCAAACAGATAGCCATTGTTTGCGCGGAACGATTCGAATTCGGTTGATGGTTCTGATCCTGCGCGAGTTGAGCTACTTAGTGACGCAAAGTAGGGGACGATGAAATCGCCGTATTTGTTTATCATTGCTTCTTGTGCGTCTGCGATATTGCCGCCAGCTTTGAGGATTTGTTGTTCGGTATTGCGAATGTCGTCAAGGACGATGCCGAGTGGGATTAGGTCTTTGTTTGTTTCAACGTAATATTGGGTGATTGGTGCGGCTGGCAGGAAGAACTGTCCAATACCGCGCATCGTCCAAAGTTTCAGTGCAGCTTCGTAACTTTCTTTAGCCAACTGTTCAATACCGGCTTGCCCTGGCGGGTAGACACGAGTGGCAGCAAAGTTTTGCATAGCGCGACTGTGCATATATTTGAACACTTCGTTTTGTTTTGGATCACCCAACAAACCGCGTACGGCTTCGCCTGCCTGTTTATCGGATAGTTGGCCTTGCGCAATGCGTCGCGCCCACATCGGCGCAAAGTAGTCGGTAATCGTACGATCCCCTGGTTCACCATACGGGAAAATTGCTTTATTTAGCCACGACCAGTCTTCGCCTTGTGGACCGAACATGCTGTAGGTAATACCAACCACAGGGCCTACGCCTGGGATGACGTTGGATTGCATGGTCAAACCTTCAACTGGAACAGCCAAATTGAACGGTACGTCTGACCACATTGACGCTAACGCACCAAGTAGCGGCACAGCAAGAACCTGTTTTCCGGTACCTGGGTCCGTGTAAAGGAATCCCTCTTGCTTGCCGTCAGCATTGGTGTCACGCTCACCGAACAGCATGGTTTCTCCAGGGCCACCAAGACGGAAGCTTTCGAGTCCGCGTCGTGCTACGTCAACCTTGTGAATGTTCTGCGGGTTGAGTCCAAGTTTGAGCATCGTGCTAGCAGTTTCACGGAAAGCATCAAAGAATGGGAACAGGAAAGCGTGTTGACGTCCAAAGTTTGATCTTTTATTTGCATCGAACAATAGGTTCACTGTGTCTTCCAACGCCCACTTGTTAGCAAAATCTTCCAATGTCTCCAATGTGAGTTCGCCCGCACCAGCACGATCAATGTTGGCTGCAATGCGAGCCTTCAAACTTTCGGGAAGGTCCGATTCCAAAACAATTCGCGCCAACTTGCGTCCTTCTGAAGCAGACAACATTGGTATCATGTCAGCCACTTTGTTCCACTTCAATGATTGGAACAATGGGACGCGAGCAATCTTGTCTGACGTGACACCGTAGGTGTATTGCATCCATTTGCCAAACAGGTAGCGCATTTTCTTTTCTTCTTGAATGGTTTGCGCTTGCCAATAGCCGGCTTTTTGTGGTGCGCGTGGATCAGAATAAAGTGCAACCTCCCCGCTGGCTGGATCTCCGTTGCGAAGGAACTGCCTGAACTCGCGGGTTGCGCGAGGACCTTCTGCTGTTCTGGCACCAAGAGTGCGCACAGTGCCATCAGGCAAAGCAAATCGCTGGTCAGCGATTGCCTTGATTGCATTCCGGTTTCCGCCAGTTACACGCATAATCATGTCGCGCAACAACTCAACGCGTTTCTGTGCTTCGGCAAGAGTGTCCCAGTTGTAACCAGGAACCTTATCTACGCCTTTGAAATACTTTTCAAAATAGA